TAAGCACGTTGCTCCAGCACTACATATGTACGAAGGACAATTAAAGGCTGTATCGTTTTTGCCCATGGGAAACACGGTATATCCACAACAACCTTATACAGAAATTACAGAGGAACAGTATAATAGTTATGTAGGACAGATTGCTAAAATCAACTGGGACGCTATCTACGATGGGGTAAAAAATCTAGATGCACAGGGTGAGGCATACTGCACTACAGATGTATGTGAAATAAAGGTAGGTTAAGTATGGAAGATTTAAAGTCTCAAATTAAGTACATTAAAGGATTTATGGATCCTCAAGAAGCAGGTTTGGTAGCAGACTATGCAAAAAAACATTCTGAACTATTTTCTAACTATGGTAACGGAGAACAAGAATTTACGGTTCACACATATCATGAAATACAAGGTTTGGATAGCGACTTACTGGATACAATTCAAGAAACTGCGTTAATGGTTTATTCTTTTGTTTTGAATAACTACCAATCTAAGTTTGATCATTTTATTAATGAAAAAACTCATATAGCAAAATTTGTTGAAGGAAAAGGTATGCACGAGCACTTTGATGCTTCAAGACCAAATGATATAGCAACTTTAATTTATTTAAACAGTGACTATGAGGGAGGAGACATTTACTTTCCAAAATATGAAATGTCTTTTAAGCCAGAGCCTGGAGATTTGTTATGTTTTCCAGATAATCCAGATTTTGTTCATGGTGTTAAGCCAATAATTAAGGGAACAAGGTTTACATTACCTCGCTGGTTTACACGTATTGTGTGATAAAATAGACTAGGAGAACCTATGTCTAACCCATCAAATCTTTATGCAGAAAAAATTTTTTCAGAGCATCCAGTGGCATTGTGGGCATTAGACGATAAATCAGACTATGTAATGTTGTTAGACAATACAGATAAAGATATTAGTCTTTGGGACATAACTAATGGCACTATTGCAGAAGAAACTAGTTTGCCAACTCAACCATTTATTTCTGAATCACTATATAAAATGGTCGGTGTACCCTCAACAACATTAGACAAAGTTGCTACATTGACTAGCAATAATGTTGTAAATTTTTTAGATTTTAACTCAGATTTAGATACTTTTGTTTTATCTTGTTATTTTTATTCAAACAGTTTACACTTAAAGTCTGTAGCGATAGGCTTTACATATACAGATGTGGATACTAGCGAGTCTGTAGAAGTTTTAAAAAACGTACCAATATCAGTAAGTGGAAAATGGTTTTTACTATCAGAAACATTTAAAAAAATAAACCAAAATACAACAATGCAAATAGTAATTAAGATAGAATATTCAGCAAGTTTAAGCGGTAGCGAAGAGTACGAGTTTTTACTTAATGGATTATCTTTGGGTCAATGGTCTGAAGAGTTTAATAATTATTCTATGGGTTCAGAAATAGTTTCTATACCAACCGATATATCAATAGAGTCATCAGATGGAATTATTGCAAAGTCATATGGATCTGACATAAATTATGGATATTATTTAGCAAATAATAATAAGATATATGCACAAAACTTTGGGGTGCCGTTGGTTTATGGTGCATCAAATGTTACTAAACTATATCCTAATATAAATGAAGACGAAACAGCAAAACCATCTATAATTTTTCCAGGTTTTGGATTCCTAAATGAATCTGGCAGATATAGCACATATACCGTAGAAATGTGGTTAAGGTTTGGAGTTGATACATTAGAGAGTAAAAGAATATTTGGACCAATTAACTCTAATGATGGTTTGTACGCAGATGATTGTTTTTTAACATTAGTTATTGGTAATCAATTTAAATCAATATATGTTGGTGAATGGTCAAGACCAATGTTAGTTCAAATAGTTTATTCTGAAAGCAAAGTATTCTTATTTTTAAATGGGGAAAAAGTTATTGATATTGACATAGATAATTCAACAATAACATTGTCACCTAAGTTAGATGAGTCTGATAAAGATCAAGATTGGCTAGGATTTTATTGCTATACAGATATATATCCATTTGAATTAGATTGTTTTGCAATATATCCGTACGTTGTTCCAGAAATAATTGCAAAAAAGAGATGGGTTTATGGACAAGCAGTTAAATCTTTTGAGTCAATAGACTCTGCATATAGCGGCAAATCAGCATTTATAGATTATTCATTTTCTAATTATGGAACAAACTATGATTATCCTAATATTGGAAAATGGCAACAAGGAAAAATAGATAACCTAGATGTAACAAGTAGTTATTTAAGTAATCCAGATTATAGTTTGCCAAATATAAATGTTGAAAATATTAATGACTGGTATGAAGATTTATACGCCTTACAAACTGAGGATTATGCATTTACAAGTTTTATAGACCAAAACGGTTCTTTTGTATTTGAAAATCTTAATATTTTAAACGATGACATTAAGTCTTTTCATGGGATATTTAAAACAGGATCTTTGTTAAACTCAACCCTTGTTATGATTAAGAATAAAAATAACTCAGATTTCTTTAAAATATATACAACGGACAATGGGAATATATTTTATAAAATTAATGTGTCTGGAACGGAAACAACCTTACATGAAACTCAGTATGTAGTAGATCAATATCTAGAGGTTGGTGTTGACTTAGAAAAAATAATATCAAACTTTGGAAAAGATATTGCTACTTTTTTTGGCAATAAAAATGCTTTAAAATTAATACTTTTAAATAATGATAGTAATGACTCTTGTTTTAATGGAAAAATGTATAGATTTGGATTTTCAACAAAAAATAATCACAAACTATTCTCTTTGCATTTTGAGAATAATGGAATACTTGAAGACAATGGCAACATTAATGCTCACATGTTTAACGATTTAGCAAGTTATACATTAATGCCATCGGTTAGGTATGGCAAGTATTATTTGGATATAGGTGTTTCTGGATACTGGGAAGACTATGTGCCATTAAAGTATTTTGCAAAGTATATAACAAACTCATCTGGTAAAAAAGAGTATGGTTTAGATTATATTCAATATAACATCAATTTTCCTTCACCTTCTATTTTTAAAGAAATAGAAGACGCTGGTGGATGGACATACGGTCAGTTAGATGAAAAATTTGCACTTCCTATACAGCAAACATATGAAATTTTAGATAATTCTCTTTTTACAGGATATAATAATTATGATGATTTACAATACAATAGATCAGATTTAAGTTACGAATATGACTCTATAAATTCTTTAGTAAAGTCCTATGTGTCTTTTCAGTTTACAACTACTGGATTAAATAAAAAGTTTGAGTCTTTTACTACTCTTGCACCAGCACTAAAGAGTGGTATTTTAAATCTTGATAACTATCCAGATTGGCAAAACACAATATTTTTAGTACAAAACGACACCATTATTTACCCACCATCTTCAATAAATTTTGAAGATCTAGCAATATCAATTCATTTAGATTTTTCTGTAAAATCAACCATTAATAGAAAGATAAAGATTAAGAATCTAGAACTATCATCTAGGTCTTTAGACGAAGATGCTTCTACACCCATTAATACCAAATCTGGCACTAAGTTATACCCATATATTAAAAATGGAATATATAACGATTATAGAGGCAAAAATCCAATTAGTATTTATAAAAAATCTAATCCGTATTTACATTTAACTAGGTACTCTGGAATCAAACTAAAAGGTGATTTTAACTCTTATCAAAACAGAGGCATCAGTATGCCAATAAATGAAAACAAAGACTCTTTATTTTCTGTGTCTACCCTTCAAATTGCAATTAAAAATGATACTACTAACTTCACATATACACCAGTTCAAATATTTCAAGTAAATACGTCAAACTCTTCTATTAATTTTTACATTGTGGCAAATGGTGATTCTGGACAAAGAGCAAAAATATACGCGGTAGATTCAAAAACTGGTCAATTACAAAATGGCATTTCATACTATTTAAATGGACTGTTAGTTGCTAATCCAGTAATTGATAATAAGAACTGGTATTTTTTAAGCATATCTTTTGCAACCGTCCTAACATTTAACTCATTTACTGGATCCATAAACTTAAACGGTCCATTAATCTATAATCACATATCGTATTATAAGTTAACTGGTTTACAACAAAAACAATCGTCTATCACTAGAATTTGGGATGAGGTAAAACAGCAGTACGTACTTGGAGCAGAAGACCCATTTGATTTTGACTGGGATTTTTGGAACCAAGGATATTTATGGTTTGGTGTATTAATTAAGACATCTTCTTCAGATTTTGGAGATACTTCTTCAAATATTTACAAAACATACATGGGAACTAACAAGATTATTGTTGGAAATGATGGAGAAAGACAGTTGTTGACACAAAGTTACGACAATCCTATTTATATTGGTTCTTCATGGCAACAATATATCCTCAATCCAACATAATATGGTATACTAATGGTTATGAATAATCAAAATCCAAATAAAAAAAGAAAACCTCGTATGAAAGGCCAAATTGGCGACTCTAAGATAACCTTTATTGAAAAGAACTATGATTGGGGTGTTTATGTTTGGAAAAGAGCCAATGGTAGGTGGTTTACTGATGGAGATGGTAATATTTTAAATATACCAGCCGTAAAACACGACATTGCCGCCTTAGCCGAAATCAAAAAGACAGCAGCATATTATGGAGAACCAGACGGAGAGGCTGTATTTTTTCCAGGTATGGGAAGAGTGTCAGACGAAGAGTATTCTGAGCAAGTAGATAGAATGAAAGCGGGATTAATCCCTAACCTTAATGATCTTGGTGCAGTAGCAGCAGCCAAAGCAACAATTGCAAAATATGGCGATGAAGAATAATGAGTGAAGAATTTAACTATGTTATTGGTGCTAGGATAGATGAAAACGAACAAGCAGTAAATGCATTTGCTAGTTCAGACCCATTTAGTAAAAACTGGGAAGAGTTAAAAAACTATTCTGGTTTGGATAATAACTTTAAACGTCGTGCAGCAAGAATGTCCAAGGCTCTAGTAGATACAACCCAACAATCTTATATTGACAGATCAATCGCAGTTCCACAAGGTCTTGATGGTGCTCGTTCTAATCAGATAAATCCTGGTAACGTATTTAG